ACCATACCATTGTGACGGTTGCAAGAGAACTCACGGGGCGGAAAATCCATTTTTGATTGTCCGATGTGAGGAAAGGACGATTCTTTTTGACTGTCGAAGGGGAAAAAACAGACAATATATTGGTAAACTTGGAGCGGTTGAGACCGAAATGAAGGAAGAATCTCCAGTGAGAGAAGTATATGAAAAAGTGAAGTCTTCACCGATTAAGAAACGCTCTTCTCCAAAAAGATTTGATCGATTGTTGGGTCTCTCAGGTGGAGTTCCTCCTAAATATGAGCCCAAAATAAACACCAGTCTCAAATTGTCCCTCTATTCCTAAAGTGTTTTTGAGGTTATCTCTAACTTTGATAAAAAACATATTGAATATTTGTACTCACCTCATCTGTTATGAGAAATTAGGGATTGGCGAGTTTCCATAAAATTGAAAGTAAAAACAATTTTATTTCAAATAAATGGGATCAAACAACACAAAACAAGAGCCAGAGCTAAGGACTTTGGAGGAGTTCAAGATGGAGCTCCTCCTTGAAGACGTGGAGAGACTGGATCAAGCGATTAAAACACACTTGACCGGAGAGGCACTCAAAGATCATTTCCGCAATGACATGAATTCAAAGTCGATGAAGGTGTTTACCACCAAAAAGAAGTTCCCACAAGAGTCAATTGATACTTGGTGTGAGAAATCTTCTCATAAGGTGGTTCAAGAACCTGCCGGTGGTGGAAAATGGGCTATTTTCATCCACCTTGATGACAAGATGAGGTTTGCTCCCCGGTAACATGTTTACACTAAAATGAAAAATAAAACAAAATTCCGATTAAGAAATGGGAATTTGCATATCCAGACAGTCTCCTACTAACAAAGAGGAGGAGTCTCCTCCACCAGTATATGAGGAGACTCCACCTCCACCTCCGCCGGTGGTTGAAGTTTCTATCGGGTGCATCCGTGAGGAGGCTCTGCAACATTCTCTCCGCAAGCTCAGAACGTTAGTTGAGACATATGTCAATGAACAAACAATCAGGGAAGCTCTGGAGGAGGATCCATACAAAAAACATATTTGGATCCCGGAATCCAAGAGACCTCGGGTTAGACAGGAAACTGTGGACCTGTGGAACAAGAATCGTGACAACATCACGCTCGAGTTGAGGGATTGCGAAGGGGCAAGAAAGGATGGGAGTAGGTACAAGTACAAGTACCTTTGTGCTATCCTTGACGATGATATTATTCTAACCGAGCGAGGAACTTCAGCGAAGATTGAACATCTTGGTGAAGATTCCACAACTCAGTAAAATTGAACATTCATAAAACGTTTATGAATAAAACTAATACATCCGGGAACCCATATATCATTAAAATTAATCATTCATAAAACGTTTATGAATAAAACTAATACATCCGGGAACCCATATATCATTAAAATTGAACATTCATAAAACGTTTATGAATAAAACTAATACATCCGGGAACCCATATATCATTAAAATTGAACATTCATAAAACGTTTATGAATAAAACTAATATCCCCGGAAAATGGATGGGGTGATTGTTAAAATAGAACAATATCCCAAGAAAGGAGAAGATGAAACGCCATATGTTTTTATAGTCAGAAATGAGAATGGAACCGAAACTAGATTTCAATATACTGGTTTTCTCCCCATTCGTCAGGGGGATGTAATCAGTATTGGTGAAAAAATGGAATTGGGTGGAAGAGGAAAAAGGTACATTTTACAAGAGAAACCACTCGTTTACATACCTCTAGAACCATTAGATTTGGCCAGATATTTTCGTGAGGCCCTGGTCGAGACCAGAAAACAGAAATCGGACTATTTCAAAAGTGTTGGTAGAGGTGGCAGAGGGAAGAGTTACTCGAAAGTAGCTGGGGGTGAAATTTACGATGAAATGTATCAAAAGTTCGGGGATCATGCCCGTATAATTGAAGCTTTAAATGTATGGGCGGTGGAGTTTTTCACCTGTATCAATGAAAAAGAACGAAATACTATCTATAGTTGGTGGAAGAGAAATGTCCTCCGACGTCAACTCTATCTGATTGGATTGTATAACAAAGAGATCGATGATTCCGGCCTTCGCGAGGACGTTCTTTTTGAGCGAATCAAACAAAATCCGATGAAAATAACAACACTTCCAGTTGAACGAGCAGTTGAGATAAACAACCTTTTTCAAAGGGAAACAACTAGGATGGATATGATCTGCGGAGAGGTAATTCGAAAGCTCAACTATTACAAAAAGAAAAAAGGTTGGTATTATGTCCCCGAGAGAATAATCAAGAAAAACATTGAGGATGTCAAGAGCTGCTACGAAGAACTATTTGGAGAATATGAAGTGATCTTGGAAAATGACAATCTCTATACTCCTGAAAACTATCAGATTGAAACACATCTAGCAAGTAGATTAGGAGAGATGATTAAGATCAACAAGATGGTTGAGAGAATGCCATCCGGTAAAAAACGTTTCAAAGTTTATGGAGATATAGAACTTACTCATGAACAGGAAGAAGCTCTCCATGGTTGTCTTCGAAACCGTGTCTCAGTAATCACCGGTGGTGCTGGATGTGGAAAGACAACTCTTTTGAAACAGATAGTTAGAAATCTGGAACAGCAAAAGAAAAAGTTTCTACTCACCTCATTCACTGGAAAAGCAGTTATGAGAATCAAAGAGATTATCACCGACAATGAGAAAAACAAAGAATATGAAAGTAGATGTATTACATTATCAAGAATTATTCATCGTCGGAAAACTTTCCAATCTGTTCCAGATTTTGACACACTGATCACTGATGAGTCATCTATGATTGGAACTGACCTTTTCCATACTTTTTCACAAATGTTTGGGGGTCCATTTTCACTTATCCTGATTGGAGACTGCAACCAGCTTGACCCGATCGAGTCAGGTTCTTTTTTCAAGGAAGTGATTGTAAGTGATGTTGTCCCTGTCTATAGATTGACCATTAACAAACGCAGTGAAGGTGGCACAGTCATCGTAAAAAATGCAAATGGATTAGTTGCCGAGGGACGAGATTACACAGTTCCATATCGTTTTATACCAGGTGAAGGCTTCTACGTTATGGACGGAGAAGTTGATTTGGTTGGAAAAATAATAAAAGGTCTTTCTAAGTCTGGCGTTAAGGATAAGGAGATTACTATTCTAACACCGGTTAATCGCTACATTCCTATCTTGAACGGTTTTCATCAGAAATATTATCTCAAGAAGGCTGTTCGTTTCAAGGATGTAGTTTATTATATGGGAGATAGAATGATGCAAAAGAAAAACTATTATTCGGAGGATTTAGAAATTATGAATGGTGAAGAGGGTCATATTACAAATTTCAATGAAGATTATCTAGAGGTGACATTCAAGGCCGACAAGGTAGTTTGTTATAGATGGAAAGAAATGATGAAAAATAATGGTGAAGAAGATGTTGTTTCAGATGAACTAACCATAAATAGCATTACTCATTCTTTTGCCAAGACGATTCATAAGTCCCAGGGTTCGGAATATGATTATGTGATTATTTACATTCCACCTGAAAATGTTAGTTTTGTTTCGGTTAATATGCTTTACACGGCTATAACCAGGGCTAAGAAAAAGGTGTGGATTGTCTCAAATCTGAGCACCTTAGATATTATCACAACCCAAACTCTACCGAAGAGGAGAGAAACTTTATCTGTAAGGCTTAAAGAACTATCATGCTAAATAATTATATGGTAGTAGTCTTGGGGATTGATTTTTTACCTTCTTTGGGTGGTTTCGATTTCTCTATTTTTTCCTTCTCCTCCTTTTTTGGCGGATCAGTCTTGATTTCACCAATAACATTGGCGAAGTCAAAAATAGAGACCCGAGTTGATTCAATTTCGATCATCTTTTACTTTCTGATAAAAAATGTGAAATTAATAAAAAAGAACAATGGTGTATGTGATTGTAATGAATGGTTCTGTCTATGGAGTGTACGAGACAATTGACCTTGTCCGTCTTAACCTAATGATCATATTCTTTCATAATATGGAAAGGGGGAATATTGAAGTTGACAAATATGAGACTCTTTTGGATTATTTGAAGAGTGATTCATTTTCAGAGGAGACTTTCCATATTCCTGATTTCAAAACTAATATGGTCACACCGTCCGGGGTAATGTTTGATCTACAAATAGAGGTTTTCTATAATGAAAAGAATGGTGGATGTCCTCTTAAGTATATTTTAAATCACATTAATTGGAGATTTCTTGAACTGGAAAAGAAAATGGAACACGATGTCCGGGTGAGGATCACAGTCCCAGGTGAAAATGCTCATAATCATGCTCTTGGTGAGCCTTATCGAAACGATTGGAAATGGGTAGATAGTAAAAATCATCACCGGCTCGCCGAGACACTTCACGAATATATCTCATGTAAACTAAAGGGATTTGAGGCTAAATTTAAAGATCGGGTTCAGTATGGAGAAGTTCTTTATCAAAATGCCACCGCTACAAATTATCAACTATGGAGTGCCAATGGGGTGAACTGGAACCTTCCCGAAGGAGAAGAAATCCCTGGAAAATTTCAGGCCCAGGAAATGAAATTCCAGGAACCAGGGGTATACGGGATTGTTGTGACACCTTTATACGGGTATCATGATCTGGTTCCAGAAGAATATGAAGAATAAAAATTTACAAAAAATTCTTTTTAGAAAATAAAAAGAAAGATGTCTAAACTCTCCAAGACCGCAGAACACAAATGGATGACCTATTTCATCTGGACTGTTATCATTGCCATTTTCGGCATGGTGATCTATATGGTTACCGTGGATGAAAAGAAGGAGGACCGCTACTACGCCAGCGTTATCTTCCATAGTGCTAACAGTGCTCCGCTCTACCCACCAGACACTGGTACCCTTGAGGGCGGTATTAAGAAGGTTCGTGATGCTGTTGCGAACCTGGTTTCTGAGACCAGTGATGTCAACTTTAAGGTTCCTTCCCATCGCGACTGGCACCTGAACGCCGTCCCGATCCTTGACAATGATACATCAGGTTTGAATGGAGGATTCCATTACTTCTACACTTTCCCCCTCTCCCACACTGACTTTGGAGATGCCGGGAAGCTGGCTGATGACTTTGCCGATGGTGCTTTTACTGTCAACAACCTGTTCAGTTACAATGCTGATGATCTTACCTGGGCTACCAACAGCTTCACGGATGGTCCTGTCAGTGTTAACCTCACCTACGGTACCCGTGACAGTGTTACGGCTGCCAATGTTGTCTAAGTGCACCGATATGATTTACTTTATACAAAGTAAATCTTTCCCCGAGACGGGGGTTACAATCCGCGATTGAGGTAAATGATTTTTTCAACCTCAAGAGCGTTTTCGTCTGAAACACTAAACGAATAGTCCTGACACACGTTGACAGTTAGAAATATATTTTTCCCCCTCGTCAGGTGAAGGAAACGGATGTGTCCTAAAATGATCTCTGACGCATTCTCTTTTGTTTGTGAGTTTTTGGTAGTTTTGATTATGTACCCTC